CGGCGTATCGTCGTCGCCAAATTCGTCGTCGTGAACATCCGAATAGTAGCATACGCAAGTGATGCGAGGCGGCACCCCAAAAAGTCCCCAATAGCAGTCAAATCCGTCGCATGGATCATTCACAGGCAGCGTGCGCATCAAAACCTTGTCGCCGGAAGCCAAACGGGTCGCAATGGCAAGCCACGCATAGGCCTGTGCGTCGGTGTAGCCCCACTTCGTTTTCGTGAAATTCACCAGTCCTGGATCAAACGAAACCCCAAGCGGATAGTACCACCTCGCCGCACCAATAAAAGTCTGGCCTCGATTGAGGGCAGTGGCCGAGAAACTCGCGGAAATCCGGGTGCTGATAAAAACGTTCAAATCAGCCAACGTGCGGTCATTGCGGCTGGACACCAGCCAACCGTTCGGAAGCGGCTGCAGCGCCAGACCAGCATTGCGCAGCGTCACCTCGTCAGCCATGGAAAGGCCGTTGGGAAACTGAACGCTGAAGAAAGTCTTGGCAGACGTGGCCACAGGCGGCAATTCGGCACCGGCCGAAAGCGGCGCGGCAAAGAGCGCAAGGGCAAAAAGGAGACGGAAAAGGAATTCTTTCATATGAAAGTGTTTGAGTGAACAATGCTGCAAAAGTCCGGCAGGGCCACCCCAAAACAGGCACAAAAAGGTGACGCAAACCCAACCGTCCGCACGATCACCACGGCGAAAAGGCTACCCACCAAAGGCTTGGCTTTTTCCACACACACACAGCAAAGGCAAGGTACGGGGGCCGCGGACACATAGTCAAGGAGTTCGGGCGGGCTTCAGTCGTCGCCTACGCCTCCGCGCTCCTACGTCGCTTGTGCGGCTTGGACTCCTCCTTCCAGTCCGTCCACTCCTCCTTGCCTTAGTGCCGCCTCCCCCGTGGGCCCTTCGGGTGCCTGCTGTGTGGTGGGCTGCTCTTGCCGGGGCGTTCCGGCTTTCCTTTCTCTCATGTCTCTCTCTCGTTTCTCTGGCTTTCCGGGTCGTCGGCCCGGCTCTTTCCGTCGCTTTGGCTTGGCTGCTGGCTTCTGTCGCGCTCGGCTCGGCTGGGTTCCTTGCCCCTGCTGCGGCCGCTTGGCCGGGGCGGTCTGTGGCTCTTGTGGCTCCCCTCGCCCGTCCGGCGGGGGCGGGCTTGGCCCGGTGCTGGCGGGCTTCGCTTCTGTCGGCTTCTCAGGGTCTCGCTCCTGTCCGGCTGCTGTGGCGGCGGTCGGCTCCGTGCTGCCCTTGCTGGGGCCTGGCGCGTCGGTGGCCGTCGGGTGCGCTGGGGGGGTGGATCAGGCTGTGCGGCTGGCCCGGCCCGGTGCCGTCGTGTTCTCGGCCGCGTCTCGTCTGCCCGGGGCGCTGGCGGCTCGCTCGGCGGCGCTCGTGTCCGCTGTGGAGGGCTTGCGCGGGCTGCTCGTCGTCTGCCCGGCTGCTGGGCAGGCTTGCCCCCCTGCTGTCCGGCCTGGCTCGGCGTTCGTCGGTGGCGGCTCTGGCTCCTGGGCTTCCGTGGCGGCGGCGGTCGGCGCGGGCGGTGCGGTGCTCGTCTGGTCGGCCTGCCCCCCGGCTTGGCTCCTGGCTTGCGGCTTTGCCCCGGCTCCTGGCTGGTGGTTTCGCCCGGCCCCCGCGCTGGTGCAGGGCTCGCTTTTTTAGCGGGCCTTGTACCCAAAAACAAAAAGGCCCAGGCTCGCAAGCCCGGGCCACAACCCGTAAGGAGTACGGCGGCTCATTCGCCGCCGATATCATGGAGGGGGTTTGAGTGTGGTTGGGAGGTCGCACTCAAGTACCGTGAATAGCGCAGACACCTTGGACACGTTGTGCACCTCATAGTCGTAACCATCATACCGAACGGTCCAGCCTGGAACAATCACAAGGTCAGGGCGAGCGCGGATGGTGAAAACAATGTTCGTTTTCTGAATCTGCCAAACCTTATGATAATCCACCTTGGCCCACAGGTCATGCTCGGGCATGCCAACGTACTCGAATGCTGTAATGCGGCGGTTCAGTTCGGACAGTACCATCTATCGAGCAATTACATACTGCCGCAGCAGACCGTGAACAGATTCAATGCCCCGGGATTCATCACCAATGCCATGCTGGTACCAGTGAACGATAAGCATGCGAACCGCCTGCAACAGCGGCGCCACAATATCCTTGTCGTACCCCGCCGTGTACTCCAGTCGGACACGGTTCAGCCCCTTCGATTCAATCGTAGGGAACTCAAGCATCTGAACGCGACCCGGAAAGCCGTGCCGGTCAGCGGAATAATTCGAGCCATCCACAGGCTGAAAAACCCCATCGCCATCCAAAACGGAAAGTGTGGTGAACTCATAGACCGGGCCATGAATCAGCCGAAAAGTGCCGTCGCCAGGCCAGCCGTCGCGATACTCCGTGACCGAGCGGCGGCACAACAAGCGCTTCGTGTAGCGCTCCACATACTCCACCGCAGCGGTGATGATGGACTCAATCATGTCATCGTCCAAAACGACGGCAGCCTCCACCTTGAGCAAAAGTTTCGCATCGTCGAGGGAAATAACCTCGCAAGAAGGACGGGAAAGTAGCAAAGAAGCCATGTTCAGCGAAAGATGATATCCCAGGTCAAGACATTGCCCGCCGTGTAGGCAGCGAACGTGATGCCCGCGTCAATGATATAGTGGATGAACGGGCGATTCTCGCCCAACATGATGGTAGTCCCGGCGAAAAAACCCGAAACCTGGGTGATGCTCGCAAGGGCATGCTTGCCGTCGGTCAGATAAATAGGCGTGCGGTTCCGCCCACGCGCCGGGTCGAAGCCCCAATACTTGTTTCGCCAAGATTCTGGCCCCCAAAATCGAGGGTTCGCGTTCGGGAAAACGCGCTGGAAGTTCGCGTTGCGGTTCACAATGACCTCGTGCGTACCCCAGGCCGCGCCGGAAATGAAACCCAACGAGACCGGCCAAACCATCTGCTTGCGCCAGCGCCACGAACGTGCAGCACCGAAAAAACCTGGCTTGCGATCCGGTGCAGCAGGCAGCAAGCGCAGCGCAAGCCTGTCCTCCGTACTGATGCCCCAACAACCCAAACGAGGCGGAAGAGAATCAGCAGACTGGCCGACAGAAAGGCAGGGCAGAAAAAACAGGAGTGGAATAATGAAGCGCATAGGGCAATGAAATTTTAGGTGAGGTCGGAGACCGTGGTGAGTGTCCCGCCCGTCGCCACATACGTCAGCCAGCGGCTGCCGTCCGGCGCTCGGGAAATCGTCTTGCGGTGCGTGTTGTACACCAACGTCGCACCAGTGTAGTTCACCTGAGTGATGCTTGCATCCATGTCGTTGTTTTGAAAGGAACCCTTCGTAATACAAGAGCCTACACCCCTGCCCACTCGGTTGTATCGAAACTGTTCGTTGAGGAGGTTTCTCTCGAAAAGGTCGTCAACGACATTATCCAAGAACCCGCTCAATATGCGATTCAGTCGCATCTGGCCACCAATTACATTGCTGGAAAACCCAGTACCCAAAAGGTTGTCCTGAAAACGATGCCCAATCTGATTGTCAATGAATCCGGAACCAATGGTGCAGTCGCGAGATTCCGCGCCGATGGAAAAACGGCGGCTTTGGCCGTTTGCGGACTGGCGAAACACCAAATTCAAGGCAGAGTACGTCGTCAGCCCGGGTGCAATCGTGACGTTTGAAGTCGTGAAGCCCGAAAAAACGGTGTAATCCTGGAAGGTGGACGAAACAGGACAATGGTACACAGCCAAACTACGAAAACATGGAAATGAGGCGGACGAGTAAGAGAGGTACGGGTCAACGGTCAAATCGTTGGCACTGATGAACTGCCAGAACGTCCAGTTTCCAAAGGGAGATTGGTTCGTGTTGTCCTGAATGCACATGAACAAAAAGTTGCTAGACTTCACAAAGTTGCCCACGACATAGGCGGTCGCGCTGTCCCAGGCAGGCGGGTTCACCGCCCAGCGCCGGAAAGTCAGATTGCGCCAGTCAAACGGGCAGTCCACACGGTTCAGCGTGTCCACACGGCGAGTAATCACCCCCTTCCAGCCGCTGATGATGACCCCACCAATCGAGTAAAACTGATCCGTCAGGTACGGAGCCGCCGCCACCGGGTCATAGTACACCACATCGCCACGGTGAAGGGTACTGTACGCCTCCGTGGCCAACCTGGTGCCGTGCACAGCTGTCAAGATCAAAGGCTCCACCACCCCACTCTGTTCGCTTCCGGCAATCGCAACACCATTGTCCACCATGAACCACCTGGACTGAAAGTCGGTGAGCAGGTATTGCTTGCCCGGCACCAGCGTGCCAGCACCGAGCAAAGCCATCAACTCCGCGTAAGTCACCGACTGGACATACTGAACCGGGGCATCCTCCCCAGGAGTGCCGCCGCCAGCCCAGGCTGGCCCCAGCAAATCCGGGCGCGGGCCTTCCGCCTGGATCAGGTAGCGCGAGCCGAGGTTGGGCAAAGCAAACGTCGTCGTGTCGTCCCCACCGTACACCGCGCCAATGATCTCGTACAATTCGCGATGGTCCGTAATGGGACGCACCGAGCCATCACAAGGCAGCCATCCTCGTGGAATTTGAGAACCCGAAAAAATTACTATTTGTCCAATCATGATCTTGAATTGAAAAGCCCCCCAGCCTTGCGGGCCGGGGGGACGATTAACCAAAGGGGGAGGCTACTCTTCTTCGCCCGTGTCGTCGATTTCCTCCACGGTGTCCGCGTCGTCGTCTGGCGTGGCCAGCCGCACGACTTTCAGTTTTTGAAGTTTCGATAAATGATTATCCCGAATAGTGCCAATCTCTCCAGCCGAATAACCGTAACCGTGAGGGACACCACCTTCGAGGAAAACCACACGAACGAATTTTACGGGCCCTTTTTCAACTTTCTTTGCCATGATAAAAAATGATTGTTGGAATGAGCGTGCCTTAGGTCGGCACAACGATCTCATTACAGATGGTGAACGATTGAGCACGAAGGCATCCCATGTCATAGAATGCAGTGGCAGTGAGTTCGACAGTGGCCTCTTTCCCCTTCGTGTAGGGGTTTACGAGCAGATCAAACACGCCAAACTGGGCAATGACGAAATCCGCGAAATTGCCAAAAACCGCAGCGTGCAGGTTCGTTCCGGTGCCTTTCGAGAGGTTGCGGGGCAAAACGTTCGTGGCGCGAGCGCGGTAGCCGTTCACGATGGCAGCCTGATTGCTGCCCTCGACAATGAACTGATTGCCCGCAACATCGCGTTTCTCGGTCTTGAGATGGCCCATGACCCCGGCGGTAAATACATACCCCATGTCGCCCATGTCTGCATCCTGTTCAGCCAGCAGGGCCTCCATGCGAACAATTTTTGCCCAGGTCATCAGGCCACCGTTCGTGCCGAGGTCAATGTCGTTCACGCCCACGGTGTTCAAAATCCCGCGCGGAATCACACCCACACCAGAGCCATCGAATCCCGTGCGATCCAGTTTCGTCATCATCGCCTTGTTGATTGTCCTCCGCACATAGTTTTCCATAGGAATGGAGCTCTGGGCAAGGTTCATCTTCGACACATCAATGGTCACGCCGAGACGCTTTGCGCTCAGCGTAAGCAGGTCGAATTCTGGCGAAATCTCGGCAGCGGTGGCTTGCTCACCAGCCCATGAGGCCTCGCCAGCAACCGTGTTCCGAGAGAAAGCAAGGTTCGCGGATTGACCGGGCATGTACATGGCACCCATGTCGCGCAGGACAAGCCGGGGGTACAGGAATTCGACCAAGGGGCCGAGTTTCGTCTCAATGGTGAAGCCACCAGCAGAGCCGGGGCTGGCCGTGATATCACGACGCTGCATGCCTTCGTCAAATCGCTCCTGATAGAGCAACTCCATCGGAATGAGCAGGTTGCCCTCAGTGGCCAGATTCATGTCCCGCGCCTGTTTCGCCGCTTGTTGGTGCATTTCCAATTCACGGCCTTCAAGTTTTCCATACCCCGTAGCCCGCATGGCCTTCGTAATGGAGTAATTGCGGCGTTGCGCGTCCCACTTGTCTCCGCGGTTATCCGCGTCAATCACGGCCACAGAAGTGGCGGATGCGCCGCCGCCTGTGCCGCCGCCTGTGCCGCCGTCATCGGACGCGCTGCGAGCCTGAAGGAGCGCAGCATCGTTCAGCCGCTCAATGAGCGTGTCGGATTCGGTGATTTGAGTTTGGAGCGAGCGGAATTCAGGGCCATGAGTATCCTCTACCCAATCCGCCGTGCCAAGTTTGGCCGAGAGTTCGGTGAAGGCTCTTACCTGATCCGCCCGCTTTTCTTTTGCGGCCCGCAACTGGGTCGCCGTCGGTTGTGCAGACATAAATGAAGAATTTTGAAATGAAGAAATAATTCAATTAAACAGAGTGCGTGGCCAAAATCACCGCCACATCTCGTTGTCGTTGCAAAAGGAGTTCGTCGAGCGCGCCAGTAGCGCCAGCGTCGGGATCGAGGTCAATCTCCGCGCTGTCCGCCTGATCCAGCGCCCGCATGGCGGTATGGGTGCCCGTGTAAGCAGGGAAGATTACCGGGCCAAATTCAATCACGCGGGGAATGGAGCGGTGCAACACCACCTTCAAATCGCCCTCATTCTCCACGATGTAGCCCTCTTTACCAGGATAAAACTGGAAACTGCTGCCCTTCACTTCTCCACGGTCAATCCGCCGGGCCAAAGCGACATGCTCGGGGTCGTTTTCGTCGAATGGGAATTCGTACCACGCACCCTTCTGATCAAAACCGTAGCGCAGGTTCGGCTCCGAAGAGAGGTAATTGCTGTGATTGAAACGGCTCTCTACCTCGGAGAAGTCAGTGTTATCGAAAGCACCAGGTAAAATCACCTCTAAAAATCTGCGCCCCCTTTGGGTTAGGACGCGACTCCGCTGATTGTACACCGCCCAGTAACCAAAAATGGTTTGCTGACCCCCTTCGCCGGTGCGAATCTCAGGGGCATCGCTGCTGAAAAAACGCTCATTCTGCTGCTGCTGCTGTGGATTGTTGCTCATCGTCCGTTGAATTTTGTTGTTGATCTTCCCCCTGTTTCTTCTCACCTTCAGAGGAAAGGTATTTTGCAAGTGCCACCTGAACCAAGGCATCGAGGGGCAGCGTGTTTATGTCGCCGTAGAGTTTGTCCGCGTTGGGGTCTGCGGAAAGTGGCAAGCCCAACTGAAGCCGACCCTCGTTCGGCGTGATGATGGATGAAGCCACTAACCGAGCCACGCGCTCAGCCTCCACTTTGTCCACAGAGGCCTGTGTCTCTCTGTCCAACTCGGTGAACTTTCCAACATTGTACGCAAATCGGTACGTCCGGCGCTGAAATTCGCGCAGGTAGAACAGTTTGGCGTTCATCTCCTCCTCAATCTTCTCCTTCCAAGGGCCGAGCGTGTGCGTGAGAAAATCCTGGCTTTTCTGTTTCGTGGCCCCATAAGTGCCTTTTTGGTCGAGCACCATGAAGTCTGCTGGCAACTTGAACAGTCTGGCTATGTCGCGCACCGACAAGTCCTTGAAGTCCACCATGGCCACGTCGTTCGGGTTCCACTGCAGGTACTGTATCTCCATCCCGTCGTCGAGGACGAAGGGCATGCCCGCATTCACAGCGCCACTGTGACGGTTCCTGATATTCTGCTCCAGGTTTGCACGCTCCTCGCTGTCAAGGGGTTGGTTGTACCGCACGGCAATAGAAGGCGTGGCCCTGTTCGCAAAAACCCCCTCCGTGTACCCGGCAGCCGCTGCCGCTGCCGCAAAAGTGCCGCGATGCGTCAGCACCATATCCGGCCCCGCTATGCCGTTAAGCGTGACCCCCTTAATGTGAATCACATCGTCGCAGGGCGCGACAAGTGAAATCACGCGGCCGTTCAGAACCCCGCCAATGCGATAGATCAGGCCACCGTTCACACCGTAATCCGGCCAACACATCTGCGCGGGAATGTGCTCCAGCGCCCAGGGGCGCATCGTCATCGGGTCGCGGTGAATCAGAAGGTACCCATTGCCCAGGCAGGCATTGGCCACAAGCGCGGCTGTCATGTCAAACCAAGAGTAGTTCGGGTGTGGCCGTCCATTGATGAGCGGAACAAGGTCGTGCGTCAGCGAGCGCTTGCCGTCCCGGTCAAGAATCTCACGGTCAAGCATCGCTATACCCTCAGAGATATAGCGGATGGCCGTGAATGCAGCGCTGTTTGCCAGCACAACGTCCTCGTTAACAGGCGTGCTGCCCGGCGGCGTGAGGCCCAGCAAAAACGGTAGCGGCTGCGAAATGCTGTACCCACGCTGCTGCACAACCACCTCCTCAGGCTCCTGGGGGCCTTGGAAAAACGAAGTGATTGCATTGGTGAAGCGCGAAAACATGCGCAAATGTGCGCCACAACTGTGCCAGCATTGTAATTATTGGGTGACCAGTACAACCACCACCGTCAAGCGAACCCGCATCGGGCGCTTCCACTTCCCCGTCCGGAAACTTTCGTAAGTCCGGTAGCGGCGCAGGCCATGCGCGGCCATAAGGTCGCGCTCAACCGCCGCCCAGGCCTTCTTGTGCGGATCGCGGTAGGCCTGACTTTCGGCCACATAGTCCCAAAAACGGGACATGTACCCCTCCCGGGTGCGAATGTCATGTGCCGGGGCGTGCATCAGTGTCAGTTTTTGGCGCGTCGAGCAGGCTCGACCGCTTGGTGGGACGTATCTCGAAAACCATGCGCATCAGCGCACAATCAAGGTAGTCCGGCGAGCGAGCAATCAGGGCCTTCACCTCCTCCTTCGCGGTGATGATGAGCCGACCGCTCGCATTTTCGCCCGCCTTGCGGTGGGCGCGAAACTCCTCCATCATCCGAAGCCGTTCCGTCGAGGAGGGTACATCCATGAAAATCTTCGATCCCGCGATGAGTCGAGAAAGCCAAAAAGCGCACTGCGTGCGCAGGTTTGAGTAGTTCACCTTGATCCCGCGCTCCTCCAAGGGAGCGCTTTGGCTGCGAAAATCAAAGGCCGAGCGAAAAAACCCCGAAAGGAAGTTCCCTACCCCATTCGCATCGAAAGCGATGTTTTTCCCAGCCACGGCGTGCTGGCGCGCCAGCAGCTCCATTTCATGCACGATCTGGCGACCATCGCTCTTTTGCCAGGCATACAGGTGTGTGACCCGCAAGCCCGACCAAATGAAAATGCGAAACACGTCGCTACCGTCCATCGCAATATCAGCCGTCATGTACTTCTCGCCTTCAGGGACGAAACTATTGGTGAACATGTCCTCCAAATCAGCCTCAAAGAACAACTCGTTTTCACCCAAGGCATCGTACCAGCAGCCGCGCAGCAGCCGCGCAGCGTGGCGGGCATCCTGGGCGAGCAGGTTTCCCTCGTAGCCCGCATCGCGGGAAGTGAGCGCCGGATTGTCCCCAAGGGTGCCAGGAATGAACGTCACCGTTTTCACCAGTTCGGGCTTGTACTGCTGCCGGCCGTCCGGCGGAAGCGCAGCCAGCGCCTCGTCCAACGTGTCGCCCCAGTACTCCACCTCATTGTAGCGAGCAAGAAACCGAATTACCCCGGCACGTTCAGGAATGGGCATCCCACGCAGCGACTCCACAGGGTGCTTATCAGGGTGTATCCACCACGAAATAAGATTCTTCACCCAGCCACTCGTCTGCGGGTTCGTGGTAGCGCGAACATAGGGCTTGACCCCGCAGGCCGAGCGATTCCGACCCACCAGGTACCAAAACTGCCCAGGCGTGAAGTGGATCAGTTCGTCAAACCCAAGGAAAGCAATCTGTGACCCATCCCAATCGAATTTCGTCTGTTCCTGCTCCAGGTGGGAAAAAAGCAAGGAGGCCCCGGACGGGAACCTCCATTTCGGCGGATTTTCGGTCGGCTTTGGCGCCCGCCCGTCCAAGTCGTGAAGTTTCAGGTAAAGTTCCTTCGAAGTGTCCCAAAGACCACCGCTGTTTTTCACCTGCACCGTCGTGCGGCGGAAAATGACGGCGCGAAACCCAGGCACCCCAGCATGTCGAACAGGCTCCATCAGCAGGGCGTAAGATTTGCCCGCCCCGGCGGCACCGCCGCCGATGGCAATGTCCGCCGCCGTCGAAAGGAACGCCGTCTGAAAACCCGGCTGGGGTCGAATTGCCTGGCGCTCTTGGGTCATTTCGGGACAGGGACAGAAATGTAGCGGATTCGGGAACCCTCGCGCCGGGCGCGATAGGCCCGCCCCCGCCGACGCAACGGACGGAAAGAAATGTGAACCCACTGGTCGAACTCCTCAATCAATTGGTCGAAAGGGAGGCCGGACTTCAAAATGAACTGAAACAACTGCTCAACAGACATCCCCCGCACCACAATGTCCGCAGCCTCGCCCTTCTGGTGCTGGCTGCGCTGCGCACCGCCGACAATGCGGTTGACACGGCTGTTCCGGTAACCCGAATTCACCGTGATGGGCTTGCCCAATTTGTCCCGCAGCGGCTGAAGCACCCACTCGCAGAGCAAGCGCAGCGCCTCAATTTGGGCCTCGTTTGGCGTGTTGTCTATTTCGAACGTGAGCGCAGCCTGACTGCGCGTCATTTCGTTGAGCGTGAAGTTGAAAGAAAGTTGCATAAACCAAAGAGTGAAGGAGTGAACAAAAACAAGCCCAGCGACCCATCCGCCCCGCCGACGGACAAGCGCCGGGCCTGTCATCTTGAGTTGTCCGGCAGCAGCAGCACGAAGCCGCCGCCGCCAATTGGGTTATCCGGGTCATTGGAGAGATTGATCGTCTTTCCAAAACCCGTTTCGGAAAGCCACTTTGCGGCGGCTACGTCGCCTTTCTTGTACGCCTGACGAAACATCCGGGCCACCACAGCCTCCACAGACGGGAGGCTCACCTGGACTTTCACTTTCTGATCCGTCACCTGGCCGTCCACCACCAAAAAACCCTCCACCTCCATGTCCGCGAACACGCCAGCGGCATGCGCCTCAATTGCACGACGAAATGGGTTCTGTGGACGACCCGCACCCGGCAGCCCCGGGCTGCCCTTCTGTTGGGCCAAAAAGTAGCCACCATTCTTGGCCGGAATTTTCTTGCGCTCGCTCATTTGTTACTCAATTTTGAATCATTAAAAACGCCAACTGTACCCCACCGACAAGTTCCCGTGCGGCGGGGAGGGAGTGATCCAGGTGTTTCCATATCAGAAGGTTATGAGTTGAAATAGGCCCCAGCCCATTGCCCGGAATCCGAGCAGCGCAAGGGTGCCAATGATGAAATAGCCCCGGTTGTGAGGCTTGTAGGAAGGTGAAGCGTAGCCGAAAAAGAAGGCCCCGATCAGGTCGAAGCAGGACGGCCAGAAGGCAGTCGTGCCAGCAGAGAAAAAGCCAGCGAGAAACAGGGCGTTGAGCGCAACGAGGATTTGGTGTTTGTAACTCATGAGATAAGAGTGGTTTACATAATGACATCTTCTGTTATCATGGGAGGTAAGGTTGGATTAAAGTGATGAAACTATGCCGCAACAGACCGCGCCTGCCGCTGCTGATGAATATTCCTCCAAAAGTTGTCCGTGAACGTCTCAAAATCTCTTACCAAGAAGCAGTAACCACCGCTACGGCGCAGGCGCGTCCGAAAGACCTCCTGCTCAGGGCGAATCTGGTCGGAGCCGATCTTAACCTCAACCGTAATCCACCGGGCCGTCGCAAGTTCCCAACCGATAATGTCCGGCACGCCTTTGATTCCACCGGGAATCTTGCGCCAGCCCTTGGCCAATGCATTTTTCACCGCCTTGCGGCGCTGATCCAGGCTTATATGTGGGTTGCCAGCCAAAGCAGAGACAAGTGAAACCAACTGATCCTCCACCGCCGCCGCGTCAAAGCGCCCGCTGTTTTCTTGGCGGAATGCGAAAAACCCGTTGGCGTTGAGAAATGCCACGATGTTCGTTATCAGTTCATTTTGAGCTGTCATCTTGCTTGATTTTGAGCCGGAAACCCGGCAATTCGTCAATTTTGCCCGCCTTCAGGCCCTCCTCAATCCAAAAGGCAGCCGCCCGGCGGTCAAGCCCCAAAACGCGCTCCACCTCGGCGACAAAGTCCCCAAAGTAGAGCGCGTCTTGCGGCATCTCAGGCTTCGCTTCCGGCAGGCTCGCCATTTTCGAAAAGGTTGCCCTGGGTGCCAAGACCAAGGGATTCTCGTGCCTGGCGCAGCATGTCCTCGCAAGTTTTGATGCATTCTTTCACCGAGGCAGACACAGCCGCGAGCATTTCGGGTGAGTCGCCGTGGGTCATGGTGATGACCGGCTGAACCTTGTACCGCAAGCGCATGTAATCCACAGAGCATTTCACAGTGAGCGTAACCTCGTCGCCGTCCACCGACAGGACGTGTTCGGATTTAAACTTTTCGCCTTCGCGAATGATTTTCGTCTTTGACATGATTTGAAAATTTGAGTGTGAAAAATTGGGGAATCGGCAGCGCCTTTTCAGGCCCGGTCAAGCCCTACGAAGCCAGGGCGCTGCCTACATCCACGTTAAAAAATTGCCGGGGGGCGGGAGTCGAACCCGCAATACCCTACCCCGTTTACGCCGAACGCTGGCGCTCAATCCATCGCTTCAAGACCTCCGCCTTGCACCACTGTATCCGCCGATCATGGAACTTTACGTGCTTCACCCAGCCGATGATCTTGCGGGAATCCAGGTTCCCGCCCAGGCTTTCACTCATCAGCGCAGCGTTCACCGCTGCAATGGACAGTTCCCACACCTCCAACTTCTCATCCTTGGTCGGCTGACACTGCTGCGTGCGATCAACGTAGTACTCATAATCACCGAACAGCAGGTCGTCGTGCGTGAGCCGCTCCTTCGCAATCAACTGCTGAAGCCGTTCGGCCCGCCACTTGTCATGGTCGTAGCCCTCAGGAGCGCGGCTCGTCAGTTCAAGCGGCTTGCCCGCCTCCAACTGCAATTCCTTCAGCACACTGGCGCGGTACCCCTCGTAAGCCTGCAAAATCTTGCCCAGGGCAGCCACCGTGAAGTTCCCGTAGTATGCCGAAAGGTCAACAGCCCCAAGACAGCCAGCGGCCGAAAGAGAAAAAACCGCCTCCAACTCACCAACCCCAATAGATCCGAAGCGGTCGGCGATGAACGAGACCATGGACTCAAGCGTAGCCTCGTCGAGGTTCACTGCGCCGCAGTACTGACGAAGACACGCCTCCAACTGTGCCGCAATGGCCAGCAGCGTGCGTTGCTCGTCTGTGCGAAGGCTACGGCGGATAGATAGGGCAAGGCCCTCGTGAATGATCCGAACTACCTCATTGCTCGCCCCGGCTCGCTCGGCGACGCTGCGCAACTCTTGCGGCGACAGAAAGCGTGGAAGCGGGGTTGGGAAGAGGCCCGGCACCGGTGTTGGGTTTACGATTTGCAGCATGGCTGATAGATTTAGTTACGAGTTTGCCGTTGAGGAGGTCAGCCTCCGCGAACGAACGGGCAGTGGCCACCCAGTCACAAGACGTTGCGCCCTTCGTGGCGCTCCAATCCCGAACCCGGGCGTAATACCAGGCGCTGTCCACGTTCACCAAGCCCGGCACCGCGGCGCGGAAGGCATCGTCCCATTCGGATGGCGTGACCACAGTCCAGGGGCTGTCCGCGAAAAGCGCCGCGCCGCGCCCGGGGGGGGGCGCCGGAACTGGGGGGGTCTTTTTTTTGAGGGCACCTACGGCAGGGTTTTTTCGCGCGCGCGTACCCACTGTATTATTATCTGTATTATCTGTATTATCTGGTCGCGTTTCGCGACTACTAAAGTCGCGTTTCGCGACTACCTCCAGTCGCGTTTCGCGACTATTTTCAGGTAGTCGCGTTTCGCGACTACTTTCCAGCGTGTCGCCCGGAAACATTTGATTGACAATGACTTGTGAAACACGGCGCAAACCACTCGGCAACACCTCCAAAAAACCCCGTTCAATCAAACGGGCCTGCATTCGGAAAAAATTGCTGCGGTCAACCCCAACAACAGCCGCTAAAAATGCAGCACCAGCACTGCACCAGCCGGGCTGTTTTCCGCCTGCCTGAAGTTTGAGAATCGCATCAAGCAGCAAGTACTCGTTGTTCGTCAGGTGCAAAGAATCCCGTATCTCGTAAATGATTGTGCCGTACCTCATGAGATTAAGATTGGTATTACCCCTCCAATGCAAGGGGGGCATGGTGAGCAAAAAGAAGCGTTCGAGCGTCCCGAGAAAGGCGGGAAGGAAATGCGCAAAACCAACGGAGACATGACCGACAAACCCGGCTGTTCAGAACCCAAAAGTTCAGCAAGGAGCCGCAGCACCTCGTCCCCCTGGGCGATCATGCGAGCATTTGACGGCGGCTTCGCCAATGATGAAGGTTTCGCTGCGGACATGGCATCAATTGGGATTGCAGTTCACATGCAAAGTGTCCTCATCGGAACCCACCTCGAACTGGGCAGAGACATTCGGCTTGCGACCATTCTCGCGACGGCGAAGGTTTTCGGCCTCCGTCTGCAGCTTGGAGTGCTCAGCGGCCTTGCGGGAATAGTATTCGCCATCCTTGTACTCGTTAGGGGCGAACCCCACGGGCTTGTTGTGTGTTAAAAAGTTGTTGATACTCATGTCAATAAAATAGTAGCCAGTACCCCGCAGCGATCAAAGCGCAAGAGATCAACCAGGGGCGCAGGTCGGTGAGAAGAATTGCAAAGGCGGTACATACCGCCCAAGCCTTGAATAGCGGAGCATTCCCGAATTGCTGGAAAAGGAAAACCCCAACCAGAAGCCAGGCTAACGCGCGCGGAAGCGCTTCATTCGCAGAGGCACCCGAACCCGTCTCCGACCCCGCCGGACTTTCCGGGCGAATGGGTCTGTGTCCTGCTGGCGGTCGGAGCCTGCGCACTTCTGGCCCGGCAGAGGGTTGTCCGTTGATTGGGCTGCGCCCGGTACTTGATTGTGTCCACATGGCAATGTGCAGTTTGTGGCCCCCCATTCGGGTAGCCAGGTAATGGTTGAATTCCACATATCATTGGGTTTGCGCCGACGAGGCCTGGATGGCCCCGTCAACCTGTTGAAATCCGAGGGTCAGCACCTTCTGGGCCACCTGGGCGAGGCGCTCAAATTCGGAAAGATTTGTGCCACTTTGTGTAACGTGTCCTTTCGCTTCGCGCTGGACAGTCGGCATCCCGTACAGCAAGCAGCGTCTGAGCACCTCCGTCCTCGTCACCCTTTTGCCGCACTGCAGCGTCAGCGCATCGGCAATTTGAGTGATTTGCTCATGCTCTTCATTGGAAAACCGCACGACGAGAAATTTCTCCTTAACCATAGTTGAAAGTCCGCCGATGCTGATTAATTTTGTGTATCGGCGGTACAAATTTATGCAACATTGTGTAATTTTATGCGACTCTACACGATTTTTTTTGCAAAAAAATTCACCGACCCACGACTATGAAGCAATCCAGCCAACTCGAAATCCTGCTCGAACATCTTCGAGAGAAGGGGATTACCATCGTTCAAATCTGCGAAAGACTGGGGATGGACAGGAACCTGTTCAACAACCATCGGCGCACGACGATAGAGGGGAAAAAAAGAGCACTACAAGGCCAAATCGAGAAAGCGTTCGCGGAAGAGATCCGCGACTTAGAGCAAGGGCAGGAGGCAGCCCCGAACGCTGTAAACCTGGAACTGAAGTACGTCCAGTTGCTGGAGCGAACGGTGGAGGAGTTGCGCAGTGAGCGCGACAAACTGAAACAGGAGAATGAGGCGCGGCTGCTCGCGCTCACAGAAAAGATCGAAGAGTTGCTACGGCAGACGGCAGGTTGAAGGGTAACTAATCGCTACATACTCATGGGAAACCCGCTCGTTGAGCGGCTGATGGAAATCGGCCGTCGGCTTCGCTGTGCGAAGCCAAAACCGCTTTTGCTCGAAGTCGAAGAAATGATGGACATCAAGAAGGAATTGGAGGCCATCGAGCGCGACCTCGCAAAGCAAAAGCCAAGACAGTAG